TCACCATGTGCCCAGTCATTATGGATATCATCATGAGCAGTATCTAGATGACCTCCAGGAGGTGCGTCAGTATGTACAACTTGATCCGTATGATCTACGTGAGTTGCTGCACCACCACCATCGGTATGTGCTACATCATGGTGTGCATACCAATGACCACCTCCACCCATAGTCCAATGAAGCTGCCATGAGTTTATCCACAACGATCCTGGAACTGCTGAGAATGCCCCAAGAAAAGGTCCATCGACCTGATAAATCTGAGTTCCTGCCTGGTTTATGTAACGAAGATAATTCCCTTCGATCCAAAGAGAGCCAGGCATCGCAACTTGATTGCGGATGAATACACCCTGAAATGACCATTCATTTCCATCTCCTCCGACCCAACGGAGAGTATCACCTTCAACCCAGAGAGAGCCAGCGAGCTTAGCCATTATGTAGTTGGAGCGTAGGCGTCAACGCCAACCGGAATGACCAGTCGATACATGAATTGTGCAACCATGTCTCCCCAGACATAGAAAGAGCCACGATTTATAACGGCATTCTCTACAGCAAGAGCTACATCTGTCCTTGATGTGCCTGCTCTGATAACAACACCGAAAGACGGTGCCGGCCCACCTGCAACATAAAGCGCATACTTCGTTGCTACACCTTGAAGAGTAAGAGCTTCCTGAGCACCTCCTGCATTCATCCGGAAGGCACCACCGTTATAGACAATATTACCACTCATTGTTACACTGCCAATATTGCCACCTGTGATAGCAACAGCATTCGAGTTCTGAGTGGCCATCGTTCCAAGACCAAGATTGGTGCGCGCCGCAACAGGTGTTCCTGCCCCTGTCCCACCCCCATCTAGAGAGAGAAGAAGCGTTGTATAAACGCTACCATCATACTCCTGAAACGCCACAGGCGCACGGAGAAGTTTGATAGAACCTAGGGGCGGACCTGTAATAGCAACTCTTGTCAGAGTAATTGCATCGATGTCGCGATTCTTTACTTCATCGACAAACGTGACGTAATTACTTGTGATCTTCGGGTTCGACCAATCGGCCATTTTCTGCCCTCAATCGTTCTATCTCTGCGCCCATCTCATTGATTTGCCTGAAGAGCTTTCTTCTAATGGTCTCTAGTTCACCAATGATCTGGTAGAATTCCTCGATCGTCATCTCAAACTGTGGCGATTGATTCATATAGTTGGTGTCGGAGGAGGCTGTGGTGGATCTGAGGAATCGACGCCTGAGAGCGCGTTCCAGAAGGTAGAGATTTGTGAAAAGATTGATGCGTCGTTCGCTGAGGTCTCAACACCGTTATCCGTCAGCTCAACGGTTCCGATGAGATTGATTCCCCCAACGATTAGATACGCAGCCTGATTGACCATTTGCTGCGAATTGCTCAGGACTTGAGAGGCATAAGCAGTTCGCTTTTGATGATGCGGCGTATTCGTAGCCTCCTCCTTGATACCCCTAGCAGTCTGGAGCATCAAGTAATTCAGTCGATTCAGAAAAGCAGGATCTCTCGCGAGTTCCATCTGAAGCGTAGATTCTGACATTGCCATGGTAAGCTCCTAACCAATCGGATCGATGGGATGATGACCACACGCAAAATAAATTTGGCTCTGACCTGTAGGCCAAGCTGCGTTATTCAACCGATAAAAATCAACAGTTGCCGAGGAAGCAGATACATGACCGTAAACATTCTCCCAGCCGATTGTTGCAGTATAAGCTCGAACTACAAATTGGAAATGGTGATGAGGCGCTGTCATAATTCTAGGAACGCTAACTTTAATTACTCCATATGTCGTATATGTAGTGAGTGCTACATAAATTTCCCAGAAACATGTCCCACCAATAAGCATGTATTTGCACAAAGCACTATCGGCAGGAATTGAGAAAGTATCGACAAAGCAAGACGGTGTATAATTATACCAGCTTCCCTGGAATTCACCCCGATTTCGTTCTCGAATCTTTCCTGCTGAATCCCAGGTCTGAAGTCCTTGCCAAATGACTGGGCTCACATTAGGATCACCGCGGTAGATTCCAACAGTTCCAGAGTTCATCGAGAACTGGAAAAGAAGTTTGTGATAAGGCGCGTAATACGGAAGCCAATTAGTCCCATCAAAATAGGCATTCCCTGTCAAATCCATAAACTCATTGCCTGTCATAGCAAATCGGATCTGAGGTCCACCAGAGCCATTCAAAATGAGTGCGGGTCGTAGCTTTGTAATTACCTGATCGGCTGTGAAATTATTAGCAGAACCTATAAGAGCAACCCTATTTGCGGCGGCAGTAGCTCCACCGCAGTAGGCACTCCCCTGAACAATAATATCTCCAGCGTAAGTGATTCTGAGGGGGTTAGTCATAACTGCGGCCTCAGCATCATTTACAGTATCAATCTTTAATTCACCAGCCTGTGAAAAGAGTCTCCATTTCCTGGCATCCACGGTATGATCAGTGTCGTAAAACAATATCATAGGAGCGATACTGTTTAATCGAAGCTGAGGATAAGATGCGTAATTAAGGGTAATTACACCCTCAGTAATGATTGCGCCAGAGAGCTCAAGCGGAGTCCAGCTTCCCCCATTATCAATGGATTTTTCAAATATGTGGGTGGTTTGGTTGTATCTTTGCCAGATATAGATACCCTAGCCTTTCTAGACGATACCCCTAGCTTTCCAAGAAACTAGGTAGGTCACACGATTGCCAGTGGAATCCAAAGCAAAGACCTTAAAACTGACTGGATTTGGAATGTCAACAAAATCATAAATGATAATAATTGGCTCGATAGAATCACACGTGGCAGTAATTGAATTAACGTCTTTAAATGTTTTATTGAAAAGTACTACCGTCCCAGTCAGATCTTCCTTACGCGCAATGATCTCACCACCATCTACCTCTCGCTTGACATCGAGCGTGGTTTGAAGTAGCGTAAGTTCTGCAAGAGCTTTGTCACTCGAGCCTGTAAATTCAAGTCTTATTTTAAGATAGCGAAACGTAGGAATGAATTGAGAGTAGCCTGCAACAAAAGGTGTATAAACAGTCCCGTCAGATGAGTATGCTAGCTTTACTATGACACTAACTTCTGGAACTATCTGAGTCATAGCATACACGATTGTTACGATAGTATTCTGAATCTCTAGTCCATAATCAATGACTTCCTCATACCAACCTGTTGTAACAGTCGGTTGTATGTAAATTGGGTATCCGGCATTGATTTGATCCTGAATTGTATTCCAAGTCTTATTTACAAAATGCTGTTGCCAAGTGATGTTTGTATCAACACATGCAATCAGACTTGGTGTAGAAGATCGTACTACATTAAAGCGTGTGCCATTAAGACTACTAGTTCGCTGATCCTGTAGCTGATAGTCTGGTGGAGTATTAACAATCGCAGTAACTTCACCTACATCACTTACATTACCTGCGATGTCGATTGCTTCTATACCATACTTATATGTTCCTGCTACAGTTTCAAAGGTCGATACAAACGTTGCACGGAGCGACCCATACAGGTTGTCGTTACGATAAATACGATAGCGATCGATACTGAAACTTGTTGTCGGAACAGTCCAGTTTAAGAGAACGTTGTTATCAATTACCGCTACTGTCACGAATGGCTTGCCCGGATCGATAATTGTGATTGTTACATATGAAAAGTTTGGTGAGTAATTACCAAATGTATCAATGGTCTTAAGTAGAAAGAAATATGATCCTGAAGGTAAAGGATCAAGCAAAACACTCAATGATGGGGTGCGCGTCACAAACGATGCAGTATCCCATACTAACTCGTCTGAACGCCGAAGCTCATAGGTTCTTGCTGCTGGACTTGCATTCTGCCAAGTCAGGTATATACCATTGAGTTGGACAACACCTACAAAATTGAAAGGCTCTGGAGCAATGCCAATTCCACCGCCACCTATGATTGGTCTGATTGCATCCTGAATAGGCGCAATTGTTTCATAGATTACCTGCACGTCACGATTGAAATCTCGAAGGATATCCTTAAGAATCAGGACAGAACGATCATCATTACCAAGAGCATCGATTCTCGCATCCCTCTGGGGTTTAATAGGATGCTGCATTACGCAGGCCTCGTGAGCCAAAGCTGTCGTACAAATGCCCACATCTTAGTAATAGCTAGATACTCTCCGTTGTTCTGCATCGTTCCTTTAATTGTAACCTTCTCACTCTGTGCATTGTATGTTCGCATTGGATAGACACCAGGTAGTTGTTGAAGCTGAATACCTGATAGGTTAATTACTTGTCCACCATCCAATGCTGTAATTGTTAGGTTGAGAACTCCTTGTCCAACTACTCTGAGGCGCACTCCCCCGTGATGGAAGACCTCGCCTTTAGAATCCATAGGAAGCTCGGCAGTCTCAAACCTTGTCATTATTGCAGTGTTGTAGTCGTTATGTTCTATAGCATCTAGCTTACGGATGCTACCGCCCTGAGTTGCATACCTGAAATAGATCTCTTTTGTGAGGTCATCTACATCAAGTGCAATCGAAATTGGGAAATGCGGAAAAGTCCAAAGAGACCACTTAATGTTCTTAGCATCTAGACCATTAGTGTAGTCACCAAATAGAAGTGCATTCGTGACTGTTGATCCATCAAGTGGAAGTGAAACATAAACAAACTGATTATCTGCATCAACCATTACTTGGATCTTATGAAAGTAGACCCTCGTAATACGCTTCCAGATGTCATTTATCTTCCAGGTAATTTCCTCAGAGAAGTTACCTGTAAACATCATTAGACCTCGGCGTGAGGCTATCAGATATTTATCTACGGTGTTTGAGTTGCGCTCGAATATCTTTCCTACACCGTGGCACTCAGTTCCGACAGAGCCATCTAAAAGAGGAACTTGCCAGAATAGAGCTTCCTTGTCAGTTGCCTGTGTTACGTAGCATCTTTGCGCTTTGAGGATATAGAGACTGGAGCGGAACTCGACACAGTTTCTGACCCCTCCGCCGTTCGTTGGCTCAACTTGAGCGAAGCCCTCAACAGCATTAAAAGACTCGGGTTCTCCGGCTTTGGAAACTCTAACAGTCGATTGGTTAGCATCCTCTCCCCAGACAACCATGCTTCCTTGGTACGAGGTAATCCCAACCCCGGCAGGGATACTGGGTAGCTGCTCAAGGATATAGTCGGCCTGATCGACGAGATCAGCGTCGTAGTAATTGATGTTGAGTCCAGTTGTGACGTTGTCCGCGATCCTGCCTTGTGGGACGAAGAACCATTCTGCATTTGTGTAATCATTATTGAAAGTTCCTGTTGCCGGATCTGAAACATTCTTTGTCGAAAAGATTATCCGAGCAACCGTGCCAGGAGGACCAACTGGAATATTCCCAAGTTGGACGTAATGACCACCTTCATTCTTCATGCTGACAAATGAGCCGAACTGTGTGATGAAACCTGTCGCAGTTTCAAACCCTACAGCCCATGCGTGCCATCCAGCATCGATCTTTCCCTGATCTCTCTCAAGAACAGTCATCGGTCCGGCAGCTGCAACAGCCGCACCACCTGCAACCTTTGCTACATCTGCACCTGTATAGTAATATACAAACTGACCAGGTAATCCTGTCTTACCGTTATGAGGAGTGATATACGCTCGATCGAAAAAAGTTTCCATCGAAAAATCAATCATGTCAGGAATTGTAAGGATAGGAGTAGCCATTCTAGTAGAATCGTAAATCGAGTTACCACTTAAGAGGAGAAGTCGCGACGCTTGACCAGTAATCTTGTATACGTGGAAGCGCGCGACCTCACCACAAGCGACATCCAGAACAGACCCATCCCGAGTATAGAAACCCGAGGGTTTATATTTTAGATTTAAAGCGGTCCTGAAATGATCGACCGGGATAGCCTCATCCGGACCTCGATCAAAGAGGCCGTTAAAATCTGGTATCGGGATGGGAACGTGGTTCTCGATCATGATTAGCCGAACTTAGGATATTCAAGTTCCATTGTTACAGCATCACCAGTCACACCTGCTGGATAGGCAGCAGCCGTGAGCTCTGCTCCACCCGGAGCAAATACTAGAACCTTACCTGTTGCTGGATCATACGCATACTCGTTAGAGGTTCTACCTGAAAACTTGACCATGATTGGATTCTTAGTCGTATGAGGCTTCACAATGCCCGAGGGCACCTCACCACTAACGACATAATTTCCAGTAAAGGCGAGAGTTCCGACAATTCGCATTGAGCGAAGTCCCGGTTCTTTGAGTACCTGTGTGAAAACGATAGCCATCTGTCCTCCTTGACGGGTCTTTCCGATAGATTGGACTACCTACCGGCGCGCGCGTCTGCCTGCACCATACGGTCTACGACGAAACTTGATTCCTTGCTGATTCCTTATCTCTGAGTTGATGAGCATCGCCAATTCAACATTAGCTTCATTGTTGAGGATTGCTGCCCTTTCAGTGTTTGACGCTCCAAATGCTGAGGCATTGGCCGCGCACTTCGCAGAGAGATATGGCTTTGAAAGAAGAATCGGAATGTTAGAATTCTCAGTAGTGATTGCTGTCAGGCCCTTGCGATATCGAAGCCTGACTTCTCGATCAATCCTGGGAGCGTTGATCTTCAGACCTTCCTCTCTCCAGTTCCAGTACATAATAGAATCAACATTGAGAGTTTGATCCCAATCCGATTCTGTGACTGGAAAGAATCCGTCTGTTGTCCCTAAGGCGCGCTCTTCCATCGAAATAGCCTGAACGAAATCTGTAGGCAGAGCAATAACAGGATCGATAGCAGTGACTGGAATGATGGACGATACTTCCTTCAGGGCGCGCACTCCATTGAGAAAGAGATGTAGCTCCAACGTACCATATGCACGACGCAGGTATGGTAGAAGCTGCGGATAGCCCCAAGTTAGCTTGCCTGCGTCATTCATTAACGCAGCAGACTCATCCATTATCTCACTTGCTAGCATGTCTTATCTCCCCAGTGAACTGGAGGTTTGCATAAATCTCTGGATTGATAATACAACCACAGTCTCGACAAACAGCAACCCTCTTGTTAATCGAGGTGCCGCAACCAGGGCAATCCTGAAGATTCTCTGGCTTGAACTCAAGCGCCCATTCACGATTGAATTTCAATCTGCGGGCTGCAATTCTCTGCACTTCAGTAATCATTCGATGCTGATGGTGCTTGCTCCACTCGTCATCAGCAATAAAGATCAATCGCTTGAACCACTCAAGCTGTAGAGAATGCTCCCTATAGATCCGTTCTTTTTGGTCTTTATCTTCGAGAAGCTCTTCTTCTGTCCATTCCCCTGGAACTGTCCAGAGCGCGGGGCGCGACTCATCACTGTATAGATATTGACCATCAAGGAAGTCTCTGACTACAGAATCCGCCACTGTTAGGGCAGGAGTTCTGATGCTCATCATCCCTCGAAATTCATCCAAATAGACGTGAAAGATACCTTCCCTTACTGTGAGAATCTTAGGCTGAAGTTCATCAGTAGAGGCTTCAACCTGATAGACACTTGGGATAAGAGGTTTTCTCTCAAATACTGGAAGAGGAAACAAACTAACTATCGTTGCTGTCGTCGCGAAATCTTTCGGCATTAGGCATCTCCGGAACAACGATAGCTTCCTTATTCTGAAGCATCGTCGCGATATAGGGTGACTCGTTCTCTAGAATCTCATAGGCCTCATCGACCTCTTTATCGAACTTCTGCTTATCTTCGTCGTAATGGTCCTTGAGAGTTCTCTTAACTCCATGCTCAAGAGAATTCGCAATGAACATACAGACTTCTAAATTAGGATCTTGCAATGGCTCGAAAGCCCAGATAACCTCCCAACCATTCCAATCTTTAACTTCTCGGGGCGCGTGACCCTCGAATCGAAAATACTTCTCAAGTACAAAACATTCCTTAAGGTAGGAATACTTTGGTACTCTCGCAGTTTCTTCACGCTCGCCTATATAATTGCCAGAATCATCGACCAAAGTAAGAGTACGATGGCGGGTTTCAAACTCATCGTCAGCCCAGGTAAGACGATACCTTGTGCCCCACTTGAGTTTAAGATCGTGATTTATAAGTAGAACTGCTTGTTTGTCAATCATAAATTTCGGGAGGGGACTAGCTTCAATCCCCTCCCGACCTCCACTCAGTATCCGGCAGGAACTGCCAAGTTGTCGACGTAGGCGCACACCGCAGGATTCGTTACGTAGAGGTTGAACGAACCTACCACGTAGAAAATCTGCGATGTCGCAACACCACCTGAAGTTCCACGAATCTCGAAGATCTTACGACCATCGACCTCGTAGAAGCCAGCAGGATGCATTTCAGCACGACCCCAAACAGAGCGAACGATGAAATCGATCCTCCGTTTGTCCCACGAGTAGTGCTTACGGATGCTGACCCCAGCAATCTGGAAGTTATCGCCCTCACCGAAGTAGAGGTCGATACCCTGCTTGCCAGGATTCTTGTTAATCAGCATCACTGCCTGAGCCATTTCCTCGTAGGCTTGAACCTGACAAGGATGCATCCAGGCTTCTGACTTCGTACCATGATCCTGACCGAGCCTGTCCCCGATCTTGTTCATCGCGAGACGCGCATAAGGCAGGGCCAAAGCTGTCCCATTCGCGTTGACACGATTCGCACGAATCTCAGGGATCAAGGCTCGATCAAGTCCGAGCCACGAGCCAGTTGACGCGTTCGAGATATGGTAAGGAACACCATACATCGAAACAGGTGGCGTGCTGGCCAGACCAGACACGACCAACTTGTCACCTGCCGTCGGCGTGGTTGCCGCACCATTCAGCCTGACCTGCTTGTTCTGCAAGTCAAGCAGATCGATCGCAGCTTCACCATTGACAGTGCCACCACCCACAAAAGGCTTACGGGTCGTGAGTGTGCTGTTATACAACGAAAGAAGCTGACCATGACGCATCAGGCGCACGCCAAATCCGTCCACGTCACAAGTCAGAGTGTCCTTACCTCCAGCCGTTGAGTAGGCCGAAACAGTGCCCAACACACCTGTACCGTCTGAGGATACGGCCAGAGCGTCTACTGCTCGACGGAACTCAACCATGCCAGAGGCAAGGAGCTTCTTGACCGACTGGACAACAGCCTTACGTGCGTTGTCAGTCGCCCATTCGGTCTTCTTGTGCCATTCAATCGCGTGGCGCAAGTGAACCGTATTGATGACCGCCTTTTCGTAAGTCGGTCCTTCACCACGTCCAAGGTCGCCGCCTGCGGGATCGAAATGGCCGAACCGTCCACCGGGCCGAATCTCCAACGGGATTCTCATGTCCCGATTCGAGATCTGCTCGACTTCACCCTTCTCGATCATGGAATAGAAAGTGTCTTCCTTGTCGAAAAGAATAGGAATCTTGGTTCGAACCTTCTCAAGCTCCGTGGCAGCTACCTGTGTTTCGTCCATTGCCATGACAGGTAACTCCTACCGAGACCTGCTCTTCGGCGTATACTTACCATTCAAGAAATCTAGGTCGCTGGTCTTGCTCCAATTCACATCTCTTGCCGAAGGAGTTTTACCGGCGGAAGCAGGGCCGCGACCTGATGCTGGAATGTTAGTTCGCTTAGATTGAGTCTCGATTTGTTTTGTTGCTGATTGTTGACTGACCTGAAGGCCTGCCTCAGCGCGGAGCTTCTGTCGAACCGATGGAATCAAAGACTTAGCGCCCCGCAAGTAGGCGTTTATGATTTCCTTGCGTGTCTCTTTTGGAAACCCGGTCGATTCTGCTTTGCGCCACAGAGCATTCATTTGACGAAGATGACGCGCATCTTTAGCTAGAAGTTGATCGACCTCTTGAAATATAGAATCCTTCAGAGTCTTCTTGAGGAAGGGAGAAATACTTTTGTCGCTATCTATCCCCTTCGCGATTTCTTTGATGGCTTCTTCCCGACCTTCACCGTAGCATTCTTGGGTGAAGTCGTTGGCCTTTTCTTGCCAGAATGCGGCGCGCTCGGATTTGACCCTTTCTTCGGCCTCATTTGGCACCTCTGGCTTTCTATCGAGGTTGGGGATTTCGGGTTTACCGTAGAGGTATTTTGCGATATGAAGTGCGGCATTCCGCAGATTGACATTCTCAGACCCTTCAGCATCACGAATTGCGCTCCTGAGAACGTCGTTGACTGCGGGCAGAGTAAGCTCCGCATAAAGTTCCATCGACTTGGCCTTGATAGTCGGCAGGAAGTCGCGCGCTATTTTCTGATAGGCGTCTTTGTTTCCCTGCTCAACGTCACCAAGCAGCTCTTTGATAGAACCACCAAGGATGGTGTTCTCCAAACGATTGAAATAGGTCGCCCGTTGAGCGGCATCTCGGGCATCCTCAGGTGTCGCAAATATCTCACTATACGCACGGTCATTGCGTATCGACTCAGCAAGCTTCGGAAAGTCCTTGAAGATAGTCGGGAACTTCTGCTTGATGTCCTTAAAACGAAGCTGTCCTTCTGGGACTTCGGTATCGTCTGTCTCTGGCTCTGCTGCCTTCGCAACAGGTTCTTTCTCTTCCTCGACAGGATCTTCATCAAAGGTGACTTCTCCAGGTTCCTCAGTTGCAGGTTCTTCTGTAGCTGCTTCGTCAGAGGTCGGAGCTTCATCACCCTCGTTTAGGATATCAAGATCAGACTTCGAGTCGGAAGGTCCACTCGGACCTCCTAGTGCATCTGCGTCATCAAACAATAATTGAAACTTAGGAAACATTTGCTATGCCTTTCGGAGCTGGAATATTTTCTGTATCTTTGGCCTTAGGCGGCGACCCCTGCTGTGGACCTTGAACTTGCTGTGGCGCGCCGCCTTGCATCATCATTTGCTTCATCATCTCTTGCTGTTCCATTTGAACGTGATTTTGCAAATGAGCAACCACGTTCATGTAGCCTCCGGGATTGGTCATCTTCTGATCCATACCAATCTCAGACACGCACCATTCCTTGATGACTGCTATATGAACCGGATGCTGATCGACATCCATCTCAACAGGAACAGTTGATTCGAGAATTGGCGTGCCGTCCATAGGATTGATACCTATTGGCTGCGGCTGACCTTTGATCAATTCATAGATTTCATAAAGTTGCTTGCTTCGGTCTGCATCACCTGGAACTGTGAGTTCAGTAACACCGACCAGCTCTGCAACCGTATGTCGATTCTCAGGATGGAAGAGAGCCTCATTGAGTGCCTCATTGTTCAGTTCAAGCAGGCGCATAATGATGTCGCGCTTCTGCGCCCAAGCAAGAGGAAACTGCTCACTGAGTTCTGGCTCGACCTGTCCAACCTCACCATTCATTTCCGCTTTACGAATCCACACGTTCACAAAGGAATTCTTGCCCTGTGATTTTACAATCTTCTCGTCGGACTTCATGTTCTTGGCGTAGCACTTGACCGCCTTGCTTTCCAAATCCGTCCAGAAGAATGAAATCATTTTGTAGATAATCTGTAATCTTTGCAGACCCTGAGCTCGGCTCATGCTGTATTCGGAGGCTGTGTCTGAGCCTCCTTGCATTGATCCTCCGTAGACGGACGGTACAGTTCCAAGTACAAACTGACCAGCTGTCTGTAGATCATCGTGGAATTCCTTGTGTTCTCTTGAGAGAAGAGCCGCTTTATTTGTGTAGAAAGCCGCCCCAATATTCCCACCGACTGGGGCTTTGACAGGGTATAGAGAGCCAGGACTAACCTCCATCGATCTGTATTTCTGTAGATCGATGACAGAAGAATCCACAAATGTCTCTGGTATACCGTGCCTAATGGTTTCAACAGTAAGCTGGAATACTTCATTAGTCATCTCTTGAATAGGAACGATAGGGTTAGCATAAGGCTGACCGTGGACCCTATCAAGGATCGGGTCAACCGAAACGGTCCAATACTCGTCCATATCCTCATCATTGACCTCTGCTAGGACGTCGTTGATGTAGATTGCTCGAAGACCGTTTGGAAATTGCGCCTTGAGAGCCAAAACGCGCTCATCGTCCATCTTCCCAATCTTATTGAACATCCAGGGACGGAGCCAAATCTGACGACAGGTGCAAACTTCTTCGTCTGAGTCTGACCCGACATTGCTTGGCGTGCGCGCCCATCGATCATATCGTTCACTATCAGCAGTAGCAACGATCCGATCTGCAATATGAGGGAACTTTTCCTGCATTTCAGCAACATCGTGTTCGTCATTCAGAATGAGATAGCCAGACTGCTGGAGCGTTCTAGCCCGTGGCATGATCTGGACGTTGGTTGCGCCATAAAGCTCAATGATTTGCCTGCTCTTTGGAATCGTTTCTTCCCAATCGAGTTCTTGGGTAGGCTCTTCCTCTGTCTCAATCATCGGTGCTACGTTCGATCCACAGTTGGGACAGATCTCCGCATTAGGCGGAGGAGGTTCCATCATGCCCGGTGCAGACATCGGATCAATTTCATCGATAGGAGGAATCATCGCCTCATCAGGAATACCTTCCAGACCCATAGCTTCTTCCTCCATCGCAAGCTCTACGGGAGGAGGCTCTACTGGAGCTTCTGCTTGGGGATTAGCGTTATTCTCGATCGAAGTTTCTGCACCTTCAGGGACAGGAAGCTCCGGCGGCGGGGTGTTCATCGGATGAACAGCTAGGTTCTCCCCACATTCTGGGCAATATCCTACCTGATTCTTGATTACACCCTGACGAAAATGCTGAACTGTTTCTGTACCGTACTTGGAGTTCTGGTCGTTGAATGTATAAGCCGCAATTATACCCTGATTGTACAGAAGGCCAATCGCCTTCATAAAGAGGAATGGAGCTTTGTTGTGCTTTCTTATTAGTTCAGCGAGGCGCGTGTAAGCCTGAGCCGTATAAATGTCGGAAGCTTGATCGGCGTCGGAGGGATAAAAACGAGTCGCCGGTATTGCTTGAGAGATTGCAGATATGATAACTTCGCCGTGGGCTTTATAGATGTTAACGATTTTGTTTTCGATATCTGCTTCCTCAGCGTAGTCATAGTCCTCGTCCTGGTTTTCGGAGATGAATCTCCAATCGTGCGCGACTTCGGAGAAGTAGATACCTTGCATCCCTTCCCAGAAGAACTCATTGCGCTTGTAGACCTTCATCATCCGGTCGCGCGCGAACTGATCCCGACTATCGATTTGCAATATAATCGAATCTACGGCCTGCTTGAGATCGGCTGCGAGAATCTCGTCGTCTGCGCTATTAGTCATTTCTTAGACCAGAACTTCAACATGTCAGTCTGTAATGTTTTGAATCGGTCTGTTGCTAGATTCTTAAGACTTGACTGATTACTACGATCAAGCCCAGCAAATATCTCAGTGAGGATAGGATTATAATTTTGATTCATCTTAAAAATTGTTTGATCAAGAGCAGACTTAATGTCACCTTCAGTTAGCTGAGGCAAATCGCCCTTTTTATACAGCTTAATGATATCGTTATAGACTTGATCGTAGTATCCAGGACCACCTGTAGGATTGTAATCCTCATGCAGTTTGTTATCTTTATAATTCTTGAACGCGCGCCCACGATCAACTTCGACAATACCATTAGGAGTCCTCAAGAATTGCGCTCCATGAGCATCCATGTTTCCTGTAAGCCAGTCTACAGGATGATTCTTGATTACATCCCTAAGTTCCTCAGCAGTGAGCGTTGTGAGGTCAACCTCTTTCAGCGTCGGCCAATTGAAATTGTTTCCTATCGCAGCTTGCATCGATCCTGTCTTACCATTAACAGTTTCTGTTGTTATCTTAGTGGGATGCAACCCTGCTAAATTAGCGACATTAACTGCACTTACTTCCTGCTCTGCTACCCAGGATGGGTTGGTCTGTTTGAATAGGTAATCTTGTCCATCCTTGGTATAGATTTGTTTGTTAATATTTTGTCCACCAAGAACATCGGAGGCATCTTCTATCTTTAATTTATATCCTTGATCGACAGACTTGCCTTTTGTTCCAAAGAGTTTATCTAGCTCAGCAATATCTTCGTCATATTTGCTAGGTGTAGGAACATCATCAAATCCTTCAAATCCCTCTGGTAGAGCACTAGGCATTACCTCATCGGGGTGTGGAGGATTCGGATCACCACCGAGAGTCTCGTAATCTAGTTGTGACTTTTCAGGATGATTGTCCATGAATCTGTATGCAGATGCATGGTCATCAAAAGTCCCAAGTGTTTGACCAGTATTAGCGTTAAAGACCTCTACCTTACCTAGCTGCGTGCGCGGCTCGGGTTCTGGGACATTAAATGCAGGAGGAGGTTTGTTAGCTGGATGATTTTGCCAAGCATGGGAATTTATCAGATTACTATAATCATTAGCATACTTCTGCTTATATGCTTGCTGAGCTTCGGGACTCATTGCATGAAATTGATCAGCAAGCTCTGCAAGTCCAAAAGTAGGAGATTCAAAGAGCTGAGCAAAGTTGTCAGCATCATCTTCAGGAGTATATACGTATCCTCCACCAGAGTAAGGCTTAGGAGCTTCAACTGGCAGAACGCCACTCTCATACTGTTGAATAGCAGCGAGCTTTTTTGTCTGATCTGGACTTAGCTGTCGTCCCGCAGCAGCTAGCTCCTTGAGAGTTCCTTGCTCATAAGTCGAGATAGGTGCGCCTTTGTACTGAGGTCCACCTTCAGGGTATACCTTAGGAACTGCCTCAGGCTCAGGGATGTTCTGTGCCGCCCAGTCTATAGCCTGTTGCTGAGTATATCCTGCTGGTTCTACAGGGAAATTAGGTGTTGGTCCACCAGATGGGACATAGCTTTTAGGTAGAGGAACTGACACTCCACCAGGAGCATCACCGGGAATAGTCCCAGTATAATGACCACCACTAAACGCTTTACCTTGAGTCCAAGGAACTGTCGGAAGATCTCTCTGACTACCTGCCGGACCAATCAACGTCTGTTCAGGATCCCAGGCTACAGACTTACGTTGCGCGCCACTCGCATTCTTATCCGTGTGATAGGTTGCACCATACTCTCGAGTCTGTGCAGGAAAATTAAGTGGTGCTGTCCCACTGGTCTTTACATTAGCTTTACCAGTAACACCTTGATAATATGGTCTAATAAGAACAGACTCTAAATCTTTAACATCTTGCTTAAGGTTAGGATTGGTTTTATTTGATTCGTAGATTCCCCTAAGAGTTTCAGGTGTAATCTTTCCTGACCTGACCTCATCGTGAGGTGTGACCCATTTGGCTTGCTTTTGCCACTTTTCCTCAATCTCGTTAATAAGATTTTTATCATGAACTGGATGCAAGGTATCGAGGATTACATCGATATCTTCACGCGGAATTGGCTGCGTGGTATCGAGTATCTTTACTGATTCGTTAAAATCAAGTGGCATATGCTCAGGACGCATCTGATAGTCTGATGCTGAACCTATTGGAGCAATACCTAGACCTCGAGCAGCAGCTCCCTCTTCTGGAGTATATGCACTACCATGAGCAAGACGCTTAAGGATATCACTCTCCGTGGGCATCTTGAAGCCCTTTTGGATTATCTTTTTAGCATCTCCTGTAGCACGTAGACCACTTGTGAAGCCCTCGATGTTATGTGCAGCCTTGAATATACTGGGAGGAAGCCACGCAAGTTTTGCAAGCTCAGGAGCCATCCCTGCGAGTTTTGCTAGACCGACAGTTGCAGCTTTACCAGGAACCAGATTAGATACATCAGGAAGATCACCAGCGAACTTAATAGCTGCTCGTCCGAAGGGAGAGACTTGGCTTGCATACTCCTCTGGAATATACTTGGCGATTTGAGTTCCTGGGCCTTCAACCTCTTGCCAAGGTTTATCGTAACCTGACTTGATTCCCTTGAGTCCTTCCCAAGCGATATCAGATACAGGCTTCGTCTCACTACCTGTATTACGAACGTCCTGGTATGGGCTTGACTTAAAGACATCGGCAGCCGCACTACCCATGCGACCCGCACTCTCTGATAACGCGCCGACAGCTCCGACTACTACATCCCCAATGCCTTTTCCAGTTTGTTTGACTGGAGTGACTGCTTCTTGACCAATACGTTCTCCAATTGATTCTGGAGTAGGTATGCGGTCATACCAAGGTTTCTCAATAGGAGATTCAACAGGAAGATTAACGTCACCTGTTCCACGTTTGCGAGGACGATTAGGATCGGTTCGCTCAGAGATCCAGTCACGCGCGCCTGAAAGCGCACGGACTGCTCGACCATATAGGCCGTCGTCGTATCCGTAGTCCTCAGCCATTTACTTCAACAGTAGGAAGTTTCCCTGCCTTGTCGTAGTCGGCCTGCACGCGCTCCCAATATTCCTTGTTAGCATTGGGATGCTGTTCTCGTTCTCTTTGTTCTGCTTGACGTCGAAGCTGAGCCATACTTAAATTAGACCTGAGAGGCTTGAGTTCAGCTTCACTGCCTGATTCTGGCTGAGCAATACTTCGGTTCGTCGTTGGAACAATCATCGCAAGTAGACTTGCATAACTTTCTCTCTCCGATTTGAGAAGGTTTTGCAAGTCCTCGATGTGCATCCTGTGCGCCACGCAGCCAGAGCAAGACTGCGGAAGAGTATACGTACGATTGAAGAAACTTTTGAAGTAATCAATGAGCGACATAGAATGGATATCTTGATCTTCTTGGACGTTTGTGAAACAGTTTAACAGGACGATCGTTATTTTTCTTGTCTCGCTCTAACTTTTCCATCTTCCTATAGAAACCAGTCATATCTCCTGTATTCTGTAGGAATTCAAGGACTGAGTTGAGCCTTTCCCGGTCTTCACTGACCGCTATACTCTGCTCGACCCAACGATGTATCTCCTTAACCAGGTATCGACATCCGTCATAGGGGTCATCCCCATCAAACTCCATGACGTCTTCCATTCTGGTGTCGTCATAGATGCAGAGCGGAATTGTGTCTTCGAGCGCGCCAAGGTTCTTGTCCACGTAAACTCGTGAATCTTTGAAGATTTGGAGCTTCGGGAGATTTGTCTCAGGAACCTCCGGCTCGAACATAGAAGCATACTCGCGGTATGCCTTCTCTCCATAGATTCTGAATATACGCGCCCCAGTCTCAATGTTGAATCCCTCTTTCGGGATGATACGTAGTGGCTTTGGCTTCCACCTTAGGTATTCATGCATCAGCATCTTACCACTGATGCGATCGTTATCTGCTAGGGTGATCTTGAATCTCTGTTCTAGACCTGGAGGATTCAATACGTCTGAGAACTGTTGAAGAATTGACTTGAGATCTCCCTCTCGGCGCTTTGCGGACGGGTCAATCACTACACTATCTATGATTTCCTCTTGCGAGAGCCTAACAAAATCAGATGACCAATCTATGATCTTCCGATTTTTCTGACCATACTGTCTGTAAATGAAAGCTTGTCCGTTAGGCGCAACGGCCGCCCAACCTATCCACGTCATCGCAGCATGACCCCAGTCGATTGCAGCAATACGAGGCCAATATGCAGGAATTGGAAAGGAATCAATAAGATGAATCGCTGTCTTTGGCTCACCCGCAAAGTGCTCAAAGCGATACTCATCAAAGACTTGACCAGTGAATGTCCACCAGTCGCCTTCGAGCTTGGCTTTACGTTCTGCAATGGGTAGGAGTTGGAGTCGATTTATATAATTAGGGTCCGCCTGCATCAAGAACTGATTGTCAGTCAGCTTGGCGGGTATGAAGATTCTGTAGCTTTTGGCTGCTCTGTCAAAGATCTTGGTGTATCCGGCTCTAGCAGGTTCGACAAAGCGACGACGAACCCAAGCATGACCGACGTTACCAGGGTTAGTAGCACCCCTAACGATTGCAGGAAGAGAAGAATCTGAAGTACGACATCTGGATGTAAGAAAGACGTATTGGAATTCTTCAAAGGCCGTGAGCTCATCGAAACCTATGTAATTGTATTCCGCGGTGTCGTGACTTCGAGCATCTTCAGCGCGCAGCATATAGCTGAACTGAATCCAGGCTCCCGACGGAAATGTCCAGCGATGTTTTGTATCGTTGTAGGTTGCTCCGAAAAGTGGGTAGATGTCTCTCGATCTGGGGATAAGTGACTCTTCCAACTCTGGGAAGGTGCGCCTGAAGATGATTCCTTTAAATGTTGCACTCTGATACCACCCCCGCACGATAGGTAGCATCAGAAGGATCTCTGACTTACCACCACCGGCCGCGCCCCCGTACATCGCCTCAAAGATCGAGTCGGGAATCTTGATGAAGTCTGTTTGCCTTTTGTTAGGCTCCCAGACTTTATTACCTTCAATTAACTGAAACGGCATTACAGACGCTTAGCCGTCACCAAAGCCGCACCAGTCGTACAACGAATGAAACAAGCAACAACTGGGACGTTTGCTACAGGTGCCGCCCAAGGACCTGTCAGAGTCTGACCGACCTCGCACGCAGGCTCAGCAAAGATATAGCACGCCCTCGAAGGCATAGCGTATATGATGTTCTGTAGGATCTGCGTTGGCACGCCGAGCGGAATTGAGTATGTCGGCATTACTTCTTACTCCACAATTTTCTGTCTTTCTTTGGCGTGGCGCGCACGAATTCTTTTGCTACAGCTTCAGGGACTTGTTGTGGACCTTTCAGTCCACCATGCGCGGCTGCCTGCATCAGACGATATTGCTTACCAGATGTAGCGGGCATGTTAGTAGGTAGGCATCCTACCCTGGATTTGACCTTGCCTCTGCATCATCATATTGCGACGAGCCGCCATATCCGGTCCAGCATCTGCTACAGGAGGACCCTGAGATAGGGTGCTCTCAGGCATATTCCATTGTGGGGCTGGCTGAGGAGGCATTGGCATCCTCGGCGCGAACGCTGGACCTTGCTGTTGCATCATCTGCGGAGGCGGCGGACCTTGCTGTCGCATCATACGCTGCGGCATAGGCGGCACTCCTCCACCAAGTCCCTGTGGCGCACCCATACCAGGCATAGGACCTCGGTTGGGTCGTCCCATCATATTGGGCCGCGCGCCTTCGCCCATTCTACCACGACGAGTCTGTTGCTGTTGGACAGCATCTCCGCCGTCACCTGGAGGAAACATATCTTCTCCTATTTAATTGGGAATGGGTCGGAAATGCCGAATGCACGAAGGAGATAGAGGAGAAGAAGTAATACAACTACAACTCGGAGAACGATGCGAATTGGTGGAGACATCGGAACATATGTCTCCACCAAGTACATCGCCACCCCGATAATCACGATGAGGATAATCAGGGTGATCATGATCGTTACTTCTTGGGCTGAGCCGTCGGGGGCAGACCCTGGTCAGGGTATTCACCACCACCCGGCAGTTCGTTGTCCGGCACAAGAATCAGACCACCGCACACGAGCCACTTGACCATGAATCGCATCCCAGGACGGATGTCATGAATCGGCTGTGAGGGGTGCGCGCCACCTCCGGGAAGACCCTGATCCGGATGTCCCGGACTCGGAGGCAATCCCTGATCAGGACGCTCAGGACGACCAACACCAAAGCCAGGATCGGTCGGGTCGAAGGGATATACGGGAAGGTGGACAGGAAACCCGGGGAATCCTGGAAGACCCTGAGAGGGATAGTTCGGCCCACCAGGAAGTCCCTGTGATGGATAATTTGGTCCACCCGGCAGACCCTGCGACGGATAGACAGGCGCACCCGGAAGTCCCTGACTCGGGTAATTTCCACCATCACCATCGAGGAACGTGATTACTGCCATACGTGACTGTGCCATTTATTTGACCTCACTTTACTGAACTGAACTTTACTGAACTTTACTGAACTTTACTTCATCGAGAGTTTACTTCGGTTCGTCGAACTATCGTCGAGTCGAAGTTGGAACTCGTCCCTGACTACTTAGTCCACCCACCGCGGGTGCCGCACCAGCGACCCATGCCGTTCCGTTCCAGTGCGCCTGTGACGAATCCCCGAGAACTACGTGCTGACCTTCAGTCCACGCCGTCGTCGGATCTGCCGTACAAGCGTTGAGACCTGCGAGGTCTGCCGGAGGTGTTGCGCCGCTCGGAGTGAAAGAGCCAGGACTTCCTGCCGTCGCGCCTGTCGCGTCCACCCCGGTAGGAGGAGGGGTTTCTTCACCGCTCTCCTCGATGACCTCGATTGGAATGGCCTGAGGAACGAGTGTTGCAGTTTCACTCGGGGTTGCCGTGGGAGGTCCTTCGCTTGAATCCACGGGTTTCCAGACCTGAGCAACCGTTGCTCCGCCTTCACCTTCTCTGCCTTGCTTTGAGAAAGCATCGACGAGCTTCTGCTTCCTGGCGCGCTCCGTCTCTCTGGCTTCTCTGGCATTCGCCACTTCGCGCTCGATGTTCTCGTCGGCTTCAGCTTCCTGCTCTGGAGTCATGGGCAGTCGGTTGCCATCATCCAGGCGCCGCGCAATAACACCTCGCTTCAGAGTCTTACGCAGGAGTTCGTCGTAGTTCCCTGCACTGAAGTCGAAGTTACCGAGTTCCTCGAAAGCATCCTGCGTGAATACAGCGTGATGACCTGCGACGCGCATCACGATATCACCAGGACCAGCCTGGACTTCACCGTGTTTGGTCTTGATGTTCAGCGGAGTCGAGATGTTGATGAATATCTCCTTCTCCTTCAGCCTCTTGACGTCCTCCCTCTCGCGCTCCCTCGACAGGTCGATGACCTGCTTCATCGTCTTCCCGGCCCCCGGGCCTAGAGGTGTCGTTCCTCCGAAGGAGGTCGCTGTATTGACCGAGATTGTTGAAGCCGGGTCCTTGATTCGAGGTTCTGGCTCCGGTGGAAGATTCTCCACTCCCACTACTGCTCCGTGGGGATTCAGAGGAACTGTCTGAGCCGAGCCGCCCGGCTGATATCCCTCCCGGCCCGCTTCGCGGTCCGTCGGATTGTTGCTGTCCTTGTCTGAGGTCGTTGGTGTCGGTTCTGCCATCATAACCTTCCTTATCCGCTTCCCGGATAATCAAAACGTTCATTGCTTTCGGGCCTTGGTCACCTTCCTCATATGTAAAGGTAACTTTATCATTCTCTCTCATGTTCCTGAATGGAACTGAGGATCGAAGGATCTTGGACCAATGACAGAAATAGTCCCTTTGATCCGAACCTTCGATGAACGCAAATCCCTTATCTAGAAATATCTTGCGAACATAACCTTGCATATTTGTCCTTTGAACTGAACCATGACTTCGGTTCGTCGTTAACCTATTTCGATAGTCTCGTAATGCTGCTCTTTCTCTTGCTCTGGAGCGAAGACTATTACTTGAGCATTGTTAGCAGGAGGCGCAATAACAGTAGGTTTCGTCGAGGAGAGAATGCCTGAAAGGTTGCGCGCGATCATCGACAACTCTTTAGCATTCTGGTTCTCTAACTTATCTTCAGTGATAAGACCTACAGTTGCATTCAGAACATCGAGAACCTGTGATCTTACGAGGAGAGTATTATGATCTACTGCTTCTTGCAGACCTGGTGCTTCTTTGTCTTGAGAGGTGCGGCCGTGCTTATAGTGATGAACCATCGTCGGGTTCATTCCATAAGCCTTAGCTGTGGCGCGCGCTGTTCCGATTGCTGCTGCTGATCCTGCCAGTGCGCGGAAGATGGGAGGGACGTTGCCTTGCTGAGGATAACGACCCCCTCTTTGGTCTGAAGTCTTTAGATGGCGTCTCCCTGCGAGGATTGCCAGTCGAATGACATCATCTTCCGTTGGTTCGGTGGGATTTTCCGTGACTTCTTCGAGGGCTATATCTACTTCAGCAATAGGTTCTACTGGTCTTGGCCGCTTGCCTAGACGATGCAATAGATTGTCGGTAGATTTGTTCCGCCGGTCAGATTCTTCCTCTGAAATAAACATAAGATGGTATCTCAGTTGATCGATGTTAAACCGGGGGCGCCCCGCAAGTATTCTACGGGTTCTCCCGTACAATGTCAATAGCCTAGAAGGGGGCGAGAAGGGGCCTAGCATTCGCTGTACGCAACGATCTTTCCGAAAGAGTACTTGTACCTGCCGCGAAGCGGCATCGTTCGTTGTGGGGCATCCTAGGCCCTCGGCACGATCATGTAAAATTTACATGGTATTTAGACTCAGAAACGTGTCAAGCAACCTAGCCGTTCACCCGATGAACAGCTAACATTGGTTGTCTTTTTGTTCTGTCTAATATGGGACCCGTTATATAAAATTACAATCAAACATGAGCTGAGATATAGGATTTATAAACAAACATGAGCTGAGTAGCCTTCCCCCGCAGGGGGAAATGGGACCCGCGGAGCGGGACATACTACCCCCGAGTTAGGGCAAGTGACCGACAATCGATAATCAATATAGGTCAGCAGCCCATAAAAAATAGGGCACTTGACAGAAATATATATACATGGTATCATTGTCCTATGGTTGGTTGTGAAGCGCACAGAATAAAGCAGCGTGCGCCCCTTGACAACCTACCGACGGTATGCTACAATGTATAAAGTGAGGTAAGGGACAGTGAAAACAAAGGGCGCACATGATCACTATTATGCGCAGGATGTGAGACCAAACCGCGAGAAGTTTGTTGTGTGCAAGGTCTGCGGATTCACGACGCACAAACAGCACATTCTACAGTATTGGGCTGTATTTGATCGCCAACTCTCTCCAGAGATTTTAGCTGAGCGTAAGGCAGGGAACAAGTCATGAACTGTTCATGTATTGGCAAAGAATTCTGTTCAAAGTGTGTGCCGGAGTTACGTCGGTGCAAGTAACACTGACATGGAAGCAATACACGCGCACGCCGAAGAGTGTAATAAACGCGCTTCTCGCGCAAGGCGTTATGATTGGAGTAAAGTAATGGAACACTATCTACAGTTTGTTGGATTTCTCTGCGGTATCATGCTCAGCATTACTGCCGTGGCAATTTGCGGGATGGTATGCTTCTGGTCAGTAAAGCAAACAGTGACGCGACTATTCCCTGATTTCGATTTCTGAGCTCGAAACGTGCGCCGCGCGCACGTAATACGGTAAAGCCGTATCTGACGAGAGCGTATTGACAATTCATTCTCCACGTGCTATAATGTGGGAAGTGGAAAACGGGCTAGGGGCGAACAGCCAAGGGAAAACAAAGCAGGGTAAAAGAAAAGTTTTCCAAGGCCTTGCAAAACTCAGAAAACGTGGTATACTTAAAAGGTAGCAAGAAACGAAACGGCCAAACGGCCAACGATGGAAAGGTTAGGTAGAATTTACATGGCAAAGAAACTACGCGCAGAAAAGGCTGAGGAAGTTGTCACCCTGATGGGTGGTGAACTGGATCTGGCGAGCGAGATCGCTAAAGAGTCCGCCGAAGTCCAGCGGTTGATTCAGGCCGGAGAGCTTATCGCGGACATCACGGTCAGCAAGCGTAAGGTGGACGGCAAGATGTATTCCAAGCAATACCTCCGCCTGAAGCCTACCTCGGGAGTCGCAGTCGTTGCACTCCAGCCGGTAGAAACAACGTGGAAAAAGAGCGTAGATAAAGACGGAAACGATACCTCGGATTTCGATGGGCCGTGCTGGGTCAAGGACTTTTTCTACGGCAATGATCTCGGCGTGAAGAATCGCGAATCGCAGCGTCTCGCGGTTCTGGTCGAAGGCCCGGATAAGGCGAAGCAGGCCGCGGCAAAATCCCTCGCTAAGGCGTTCAACATCTCGGAAGAGGAAGCACTCAAGCGCATCAACGCGATGGGGATGTAGCTTCGATAATGGGGAAGGGACTTCCAACCTTCCCCTATTTTTTGCCTCAATGTGAGCGATTGCGTCAAGCGAATGTTGACATAGCGGCAAAGACAATAGTGGATACGTGGCTTCCGAGCGATTAGTTTGTTATCAGTGTATCGTTAGTGCGTTACTACATCGTTATTAGTGTGCGAAATGCCGCTAACCCGTTGCAAATGAAGCACTTACGCCGATCGGGGGATCTGGCCATTTGGGGGGGGGACTATATGTGTGTCTTTTCTTTTTTTATTTTTTTTTTTTTATATAGTTCCCCAACACCGATACAAATCCTAAGGGCACTTGACAGAATGGCAGGGGTGT